GCTACTATACATATAAAATACGAAACCAATTTAAGCCTTACACTTTGACGTTTAATCCAGAGCATAGTTGTGTGCAGTAAGTGTCTGACCTAACCATTCAACATTGAAAGTACTTTAAGTTAGTCATCATTTGTTGGACAGAGCTGAAGTCCACACCGAACCAATACGGTGCCGTTTTGCTAAGTCGGACAATTTCTAAGCCTTGGCGTAGTGCCACCAAATAGCACCCCCCCCCCAAAACACCCATTGAGTAAATATATATCTTTTAAAAACCAAAAAAAATAAAAAATCTGCTTAAACACAAAAAAAATATTTCTTTTCTTTTAGTTATGAGTTATCATTGGGGCAGTTCCCTTACTAGGCCGCACCTTTTCTTGGTGGACGGTAAACCGTGCATCGTTTCAGATGCAAAAAATGTCTTAACCATCTGCCCACCCAAATTATTGACCCGTAGGGTTGCTCACCTCTACCCTTTCAACAACCATGAGTTTGACAACATACTCGATCGCAACCCGATTGAAATTGTAAATGCCTACTCTAAGATATATGACGATTCTACTAGTGGCGGTCTTCATCGAGGTAACGTTAGCCTCGATGCACTCCGGGAATATAGTCGACACATTTTTGCGTCGATCTTTAGTCCAAAATCTGTTATAGCGTCAGTACATTGCCACGTTGGTGTTGATTCCCATATGGTGATCAGGACTAACGATGGTCTTCCCCATGTACTTGAAACTGGTTCCAAATTTCGCGTCCATATGATTGGGGGCAAAGCCGTCCTTTGTAGTTCTACCCCAAGCTCAGAATGTTTCTGTCATTACACAACTTCTGTTGGCTTTGGTATAGGTCCCAACAGGTATGGTTACATGCAACTGAGTCCCCATCCTTTTGGTAGCGCTCAACATTTTGATCATATCCCAGATCAATCTTACCGAATCTTACTCTCTATTGAGAGTTACCTACGCCAATCGCCAAACTTGGCTAATCCCGATTACTTTGATTTACTTTTAGCAAATGAAAAAATCACTGGGAAAAACTTCAAAAAAAACACAAAAATCTTTGTCACTGACTTTGATGACATTGGATGTGAACCATCCAAGGTAACATCATATGCCAACCAAAAAAATTTGAATTCACATGTTTCCGTTTCTTTTTGTTTTCCTCGTTCCACCTTTTCTACTGGTGCCATCGATCTTGATGTCATCCTGTGTTTAATCGATAGCTTTAAGGTTAGTGTTTCTCAACCTATTCTAGCTCATTCGCCCGGTTTCTTCACATTTGGCACTGCATCGAATCCCATAGTTGCCTCCCTTGATGATGAAACCAAGGATCTTCTAGCCCGCTGTGTCACTGCTGCATCTGATATAGCCTCTAGCATTTCATCGACTGCTGATGGGATCCCCTCTTTGATAGTTGAACATGCTCCACGTGTTGGTATACTTATCCTAGCATTCTTTGCTTGCAAAAGATTGCTTGAGAACCTCACGTCCAACATCGTTGATGGATTGACTCAACGGATTATGGATTTTGTCAATTCCATCATTGGAGTTGTTGTATCACCATTTGAAATCCCCATCATTGCACACACTGGGGATTCAACCGACTCTGGCATTCCCTGGTCTAATATTCTCAGCACCACTCTAGGCGCAGTGTATTTTTCCATTACTGGTAGGAGCTCTAAGGGCATCAACTTCAAAGATAGTATCAAGTTCCTGTCCGACCTACCCAAAGCCGCAGACGGGATCTCCAAAGTTTTCGAGGCCTTTTTGAAAGTGCTTAGATATGCTTATGATCGTGTTAAGTGCTACATTCACGGTGAGACCTATGTGGCTGAGATGAAGACCATCTATCCCACGGTTCAACGCTTCTACGATAGGGCATTGGAGGTCATTGCCAAGAGTGATGCCAAACAGTTAGACGTCAACGTTTACAATTACACCACTCTCAATTCCATACTTTGTGATGGTAGGACCATATGTTCTTTCGGCAAGTTTGGGCCCGACACTTCGTCCATTGTTGCCAATGTCAAGTACCTCCTCAACATCATAGAGAAGGTTAGGTCACCATTTGTCAGGTCAACCATCATGGGTGAATTTACGCGTATGGAGCCTTTGACCATATTGCTTCGTGGCGCCTCCGGAGTTGGTAAGTCAGTGATGACTGAACCATTCATAACTCGCCTTCTCGCCCGTATACTTCCCAAGGACATGCTCGGCGAGTTCGAGAAGCGCCCTACTGAGTATATTTACAATCGCATGCCTGAGCATGCTTATTGGGATGGATATCAGGGCCAAATGGTTACAGTTTTTGATGACATGGGTCAGTGTGTTGATGTTGCGGGTAATCCCGATAACGAATACATGTCCATAATCCGTGCCACCAACATCTTTCCATATGCTCTTCATATGGCTTCTCTTGAGGAGAAAGGTTCTACCCTTTTCACTTCTAAGATAGTCATATGTACGACGAACAGTAAAACTTTCACTCATGTGCAGTCCATTCACCATAAGGAGGCCTTGATTCGTCGCTTCGACCTCATCGTTGATGTTGATGTTAATCGGGCTGTGGACGAGATCACTGGCGAGTATAAGTATGCTGTCCAGCGCCCTGGTTGTGACGAGTTCAAGGTTAGAAAGGACATCGCTTACACCGACGACGTCTGGCGTTTTCATGAGATGACCAATGTACGGGTCGATCATTCTGGTATGGTTGCTCATACGTTCACTTTCCCTGGCATCATAAAGCGTGCTGTTGGTCTTTACAACAGTAAACTAGAAAAGGTCCAGATGATAAGTGCTGCAACAAGACTAGACCTCGAGAAAGAGATAGTTGATCGTCTTGCTGGCATCCCTATGATCGATCTGGATGACTATGATCTGAATTATGGTGCTGCCTATTGTACCATGGACAATCCTTGTGGTTTGGACACCTGCAATGATTGTTACATACCGGTTCCCGGCCAGGTCCCCAATTATTATTATGATAGTGAGGGTGATGAAATCGACGATGAGCGTTCTGTTTACACCGATGCTAGGGATGATGGACCACCCCCCGGCCCCAAGTTGCCACTTACGAAGGAGCAGATGCTACTTGCTGGTTGCAAGCCTATGGTCAATGGCATTGCTCCTCAGGTGCACCTGGATAGTCTAAAGGACTTCGTGCTTTTCCGCACCAAGCAGGGTCTGAATTTCTGTTCAGATACTATAGGTCCTTACCTTGACTGGCTCCATCTCAAACGGAACGAGCAGTATCACAAGCTGGCAACTCTTGCCAGTGAGTGTCAGGTTGATCTTGTGTCAATGTTCTCCACTGTGTTGTCCAACTCGAGGGCTATATTTGAACGCTTTGAGCGATCCTTCAAAGAAGCCCTCAATAGTGTGATTACTAATTACCCACTCTTGACAGCATGTGGCACAATCATAACCATTATTGGTGCTTATTCCGTTTGTTCTAGCTTGTTTTCACCTACGGTTCACCCCGAAAGTAATCCCAGCCTGAACAAGAAACAGTCTCATCGTGGCCGTGTTGGTAAGAATAAGGGTCACAGAATGGGCTTTGAGGATGATGACGGTTACGGAATTATCCCACAAGGTCCTCTGGATGATAGTGTTGAAGCCCGAATTCGCAAGATAATCAACAAGTCTTATCTGACATTTGTTCTACCGCGCGCCTCCAGTAAGTCTGGGACTATTCTCATGGTTTCGGGCTCACTAGGACTTCTGCCGCACCATTATTGGGCAGAGCTTGAGCACGGTTTGGCCAAAGGTAGGTACAAGCCAAGTGATTTCATTGAGTTTTACAAAACTTCCGGCACTTGCATTAAGACTTGCACTGTTAAAGAGTTTTTGGAGGCGCCTAGGAAGAAGTTCCAGGAGAAGGACCTGTGCATGTTCGAGTTGCCTGGTAAGATGGTTGTGTTCCCTAATATCATCAATCATATTGCTAGTATAACTAGGATTGAGGAACTCAGGAAAGTCAAGGCTGTGGTGTTACTCTCTGAGCCCTTTGATGATGATTTAGATGGTTTGAGGGAAATACCGATTGAAGTGACGATTGGTCCTGCCTGGCTCCCTTACACTAGTTCTTCTGGTTTGAAGCTAGGCACCCCCTCGTCCTACAAGTATCATTCTGACACGTCCCCTGGTGACTGTGGTAGTTGTTCCATTCTCACCGACACCAAACATGCTAAGAATGGTTTGATTTTTGGCATGCACGTGGCTGGTCAAGACTCCCTGACCTCCATTGGTGTTGGTTACGGTGTGATGTTTCATAGAGAAGAGGTTTCTGATATGTTTGAGAGCTTTGCTAAGCTTTCTGCTCAGGGCCCTCCTATCCCGGTGGATCTTGTCACCGGTGAGTTGCCTGACACCTCCTTGGAGCAAGCCTTTACGGTGCTTGGTAGGGTCTCCAAGCAGCCTTCCAGGGTCACCAAGTCCTCACTCCAGAAGATCCCTCACATGTTTGAGTGTCTTGGGCCTACTTCCAAGGTCCCCGCATGTCTTGGTGTGGTTAACATTGGCGGCGATCGCGTTGACCCAATGAAGAAATCTATAATGAAGTATGCCGGCACTACCCCTGCCATAAACAAGAAGATTGTTCAGTATGCATCAACTTACTACTATTCATACCTTTTGACAGAATCAAAGGTCGATGTCACTCGTGACGTATTATCCTATGAATCAGCCGTGAAAGGAGAGGATGGTGTTCCGTATCTTGATGCTATAAATCGTAGGACAAGTCCAGGTTACCCCATGAACTTGGTCCGTCCTATTGGTAGTAAGGGTAAGCGTTGGTGGCTTGGAGAAGATGAGGACTTCAATTTCAACTCCAAAGATGCTATCAAGCTCAGACTGAACGTAGAGGACATCATCTCCAAAGCCAAGAGTGGTGTCAGGTCTTCGCACATTTATATGGATTGTCTTAAAGATGAGCTTCGGCCCATCCAAAAAGTTGCTGAGGGTAAGACTAGACTCATATCTGCTGCCCCATTACCATATGTCATAGCTTGTAGGCAATATTTCTTATCATTCTCTAGGTGGATGATGATGAATAGGGTCAACAATGGTGTGGCTGTTGGTGTGAATCCCTTTTCGAAGGATTGGGACCATATGGTGCACCAATTGCAGTCAAAAGGTAGAAATTTGATTGCTGGTGATTTCAGTGCTTGGGACTCCACAATGTATAGTGAGGTTGGTGAATCCATCATCGATATGATCAACGAGTGGTACAATGATTCAGAGGAAAGTAAAACTGTGCGTCGTGTATTGTTCATGGAGATGTATTCGTCAGTGCACCTTTTCAGAGATATACTCTATGTCTGGCACAAAGGAATGCCTTCCGGCAACCCATTAACATCAATACTTAATTCCATTTACAATAACATAATCATCCGTTGCGCTTACATCATGGCCATGGAGTCTTTCGATTCTATAAAAGATTTTGACCATAATGTCTATATGTGTGCATATGGTGATGATAATGTGATTTCTGTGAGTGATAAAGTTAAAGATGTTTTCAATATGGGTGTTCTCACCGAGTGTCTTTCTGAATTTGGCATGACATATACTGACGACAACAAAAATTCTGGTAACGTTACTTTTCGGTCCATAGGTGAGATATCCTTCCTTAAGAGGGGGTTTGTGTTCAATGAGGCTCGTAATAAGTGGCTCGCGCCATTAGACTATGAGTCAATAAGGCACCAGATGTACTATTGTGACGACATGGACCGGGTTTGTGACATTTTGAAGCAATCTTATGATACTTTCTTGTTAGAACTTAGTTTGCACGGAGAGGAGGTTTTCGACAAAACCGTTAAACAAGTCGCCCCAATTTTAAAAGAACATTACATGATCGTGGCACCATCCACCGTCTCCGAGTTTCACTTGGACGCGGCTCTTACGAGCCGCGATGTCTGGTATTAGCCCTTGATCTTCGCCCGACACGTATAAATACACTTTCTGGCCCCAAGTGTCGGGTGTTATGCATTGGCCAATTGTACATATTCAATTTTTCTTTTCTGTTCTTAATTGTACACATGCCCTCATTATTTAATGTTACTAATCAAGATGGGCAGCGGCAATCCCGCAACATCTAGATACCAGGAAGTGATCCATCACATTGAGTCGTGTGATGGAGCTGAAAACGACTCGCTGAAACCCCTACAATACAACCCATCATTGATAAAAACTCCGTCACCACTTTTGCCGATACAACCGATTCAGTTGTCACCGATCTCACGATTGGTGTACAACCCACCACCTTATCCACGTATACAACTGATCATCACAAGATCTCCATCGAGGACTTCCTCGCTCGTCCACATGCTATAACTAGTGGTGTTGTTGGCACAGCATCTTCAGCCAACGCCACTTTGTTCACATTCAATTCCACTGATATATTTACCTACCCTGCTTGGTCTGATAAATTGTCTGGTGTTTATGGTTTTAAATGTACTTTGGTTTTTAGGCTTGAAACTTCCATTCAGCCTTTCCAAAATGGCATTATTATGTCTTCTATTACTCCCCTCAATGGTTTCCTCCCCACCTTGAGGACTGGCATCGCCAACAGCAGGTTGTCTCTTCGTAGACAATTACCTTCTGTTGTTCATAATTGTGCCTTTGTTAATTCAACTGAACTCCGTTTTCCTTTCACATCCCCTCAAAACTTCCACAGGATAGGGGTTAGTCCTTCTTGGGCCCAGTATAACCTGGTCGTTTACGCTCCGGTTGGTCCTTCAGGTACTATTCCTTACACCGTTTGGTTACATTTGGAGGATGTTGAACTCATTGGTGCTGTTGCTCAATCTGGCATTTCGAACCCAGCAGATCGGGAAATTAGTGGTGGTATTATATCTCGCCCTTTAAAGGCTTTTTCTGTAGCTTTTCATGAGGCAAGCCACATTCCGTTGCTCTCCTCTTTTGCTGAGACCACCTCTTGGTTCCTTAATGCCTCTTCCAGAGCGGCGTCTGCATTTGGTTTCTCCAATCCAAAGTCAGAATCACCTAGAACCGCCATCGTCGCTAAATCGTCTAGTCAGCCAAATAATTGCGATGTTGTCGACAATTTGGATTCTCATGGTCTTTTCATATCCAATAAGATTGGCATGCTTGATAACTTTGCTTCCTCTCCCATGGATGAAATGAGCATTAATTACATTGCTCAGACACCCTTGGTTGTGAGAACCGTGAATTGGACATCTGCAAACGCTGTTGGTACCGCTCTAACTAGTTGGGCTTGTCAACCTAGTGGCATGTTCGATAGTTATTCCATTGCCACCACAACAACTCCCACAAATGTTTTTGTTGTTCCACCAGCGAGTTATATCGCACGGAGCGCTGGCTATTGGCGTGGATCTCTTTGTTACAGGATTCATTTCAACAAGTCAGTGTTCCACACAGGTAGATTTGCTGTTGTTTTTAACCCTGGCTCTAGCGCTTTGATAGGTGTTGGTTCAGTCCCTGTACATAAAATGATCGTTGACCTCAGGAACAATTACTCTGTTGACTTTATAGTCCCTTACGTGAGCAACACTTTGTATAGCCCTACAACTGGTTCGCAAGTTGCTTTCGGGACTGTTTCTATAGTTGTTCTGGAGGCCTTGAATGCACCCTCTACTGTTAGCAGCACAATGACAATGACTATTGAGTTTGCTGCTGGACCTGATTTTGAGGTCGCTGCCTTCTCTGGTAACAATGACTTGATGCCAATTATGGCTCAATCAGGTCAAGCTGCTCAACCTCTCATGAATCATTCACGTATTTGTGAGGGAGCCTTTAATTTGACTGGTGGAAGTACCAGTCCTGACCTCAAACCTTCGTTATTCTCTATGGGAGAGAGAGTAACCTCACTCAGACAAGTGCTTAAGCGCTCCAGTATGTTCTTTAATTTCCAAGCAACTACTGTTGGCTCTAGATTCTTGTCAGTCCAAACTGACCCTTATGTGGTCATGTTACCAAATGCACTGTCGTTTACTTTACAAGCGCCAGTGCCAACTGATTTGCCCATTGACTTATTTTCCAAATTTTCTCCATTATTTGGTATGTTAAGGGGGTCCATGGTGTTGAGGGCTTATGCCTTCTCTAACATAGATCATTTTCTTTTGTTGTCCAATCTCATCGATTCTGGTGTGACCTCTGTGCCTACTGTCGCTACTGCTACTAGTGCCTTGGCTTCACGGACTCCAAATGCAATCAAATCAACCTCCAATTCGCAGGGGGCGCTCGAAGTACACGTACCGTTCTATTCATCGACGCACTCTATCCCAACCGACTTCGCAGTCAATAAGTGGGCCACTGGCTCCACTAATTCTTTCTCATCTAATCACACATTACAAATAGGAATGGTCACTCCAACCACTTCCGATTCAGTTGATGTTTTTGTTGATAGACAGATTGGCGAAGATTTTTCGTTTGGGTGTTACCTTGGTGTTTTACCGATATCTAACGTATCGGTGAATACCTTGGTCTTTCCTTAGTTCTTCATAGAGATATAAGTATACAGAGCCCTGCGTCATTTTACCGGGTTTTACAGCGCTGTTCATGGTTCTTATACTTCCCGGATCCCTCGATCGACTTAGGAAATCTTTCTATTCACTAGCGTTGGTTGTTTCGCTGAGTAGATTGGCGAAACAATCGCGTGCCCTGAATTGACAGGTTTTTATGAGTCGCGTCCTTCCATTAGTACACTGGAAGACTTTTATGCAAAAG